CTTTCACCTTTAAAAAATCATCATTTTCTGCAAGGGTAACTTCTAGTAGGTCTTCTACGGCTATGTCAATATATCTTTCTTCCATATTATGTCTCCATTATTTGAGTGCGTCACACGCATAATACGGAAGTATTTATATTTTTTCACATTTTGCCGCCGGTAAACATCTCCTTTCTCATATTCTTGATGTCCTTGTTGGTCAAAAGATGCATTATCTCTTTAGTCTTTTTATTAGAATAACCAAAATATCCTTTTACTGTCTCAAAATCTTCTGGTTTTTCATCTTTTAGCCATTTACTAAATCGTTTTCTTTTTCGAGTCCCATTACAAAGAAAATCAAAATGCATTTTCTTGTCTATTCCACACCAGAAATTCATTTCGTTTGCTTGCATAATGGTATCGGGGAAATAAGACAAACACCGATTGATGATAAATGGTGCATACTGCTTTTCTACCATCTCATCTTCAGTGTCCAAAAGAGTTTCTTTTGAATAGTTTATGGCTGTTAAATAATCACCCAGTTTCATCCTATTTCTGTATCCTTGTCAATAATGGCAACAACCTGCGATGGTTTAATGAAACGGATGCCGGCGAATTCGCCCCAGCCCTCTTGCTTGTTGTATAATATAAAATCGCCAATTTCAAAATCAACTTTTTTGAGTTTTCCGTTGTCTGTAATTTCAAGATGCCCAATTGACAGAATTTCACCTTTACCAAAAATAGGGTGTTCTTTTTTTGTATAGATGATTCCTGTAGTGGGCTCTTCTTCTTCAAGGTGCTTTATTCCAACTTTACCTCTGCTTGGTTTAATTCCTATCATTTAAATTCACACTCCACCATAAGTTCAACGAGACAAGCCGTTGTATTAATTTCATTGTCTGCTACGAAAGCATCCTTGTATTGATATTCTGCAAGAATTAAAATAGCCTGCGGAATCGATTGTGGTTTTAAGTAACCATAAAACCCGTCATACAAATTGCGAAATAATCTGGTAGTATCATTATCTAAATTCTGTACAACCCATTTGCGAACCTCAGTGAAGTTCTTTTCTTTCATGTGGGCAATCAATTCTTTTGTGCAAGTTTCGCCAATTTGTGTAAGAATGCCAGTATCAATTATACCTGCAACAGAATATCGTTGTAACTCATTTAAGATGCGGCGAAAGTCAGGAAAATGTTTGAGAATCAATTCTGCGAGTACCTTCTCATCATACCCAATGCCTTCTTCGTCTAAAATATATTTACACCGTTCAAGAAAAGCAGATGCTAATTTTGGTTTGGATTTGTTAGGTATTCTAAATTCTACGGAGGTGCATCGAGAATGAATTGGTTCGATGATGCGATTCTTAAAGTTGCAAGTAAGGATGAAACGGCAATTCTTTGAAAATTCTTCAATGAATCCACGAAGTGCAGGTTGCATACTTTGAGCATTTGCATAATCAAATTCGTCAAGAATTACAATCTTTTTCCCGCCAGATATAGAAACCGAACTAGCAAAATTACGAATCTTTGTTCGAAGCGTATCGATGTTTCCATCTTCCGAACAGTTAATCATAATATAATCGGCGTCTAATTCAGCACAAAGAGCCTTTGCAATTGTAGTTTTACCACAACCTGCTCCTCCCGAAAGAAGAAGATTTTGCGCCTCACCAGATTCCACCATCTGTTCAAATGTTGTCTTAATTGATTCTGGTAAAATACAATCGTCAATAGTTTGTGGACGGTATTTCTCCACCCACAAATAGTTTTTTACGAGGGTTTCTGTTGTCATCCGTTATACCGTGAATCCGTTTCCAGAGCAATCCAATAAATAAGTTCATTGTTGGTTGATGTAAATTGACTGATGTTCTTATCACTAATTTTTACATCATAATCTGCTTCAATCATTTTAAGGTTTTCTACCTTAAAGTAGAAACAGAAATCTTGATTATCACCAATCTCACCGAGGTCAATGGTATAACAATTACTTGAAACATCATTCTTATCAAGAACTGCTAATTGTAGCATATCGCCATCTGTTCGAACTGCAAGGTCCGAAACTTGAAGAACAGCAGATGCTTTTTGTAATTCAGAAAAATTCTTTTGTGTCAACTTGAAGGTGACAACTGGTTCTGGCATTGTAATTGATTTAGTAGGAACAGAAAGCAAAGAAGGCTCACTGTAATAATACTGCACCGATGCACCGCCACTACCAGAAATAGTAACGAACTTTTCATCAAAATCAAACTCTGGCTTATCGAAAAGCGAAACCACTCCAAGGAATTTGTTTAAGTCCCAAATACCAAATTCGGTGTCAAAGTTTTCTGTTACAAGTGCCTCTGACATTACATTTTTGACTGGTGAGATGGTTGTAATCATATTACCAGGCTTGATTAAAATGTTTGAATTAATCGAAGAGTAGTTTTTTAGGAGATTCAATGTCTCTGTGGACATTTTCATCTTTGTCATTGTTGTCATAATATATTCTCCATAACAATTTTGTTCATTATATCACAGTATCCACAATAAATCAATTACCATTTTTCGAAATTGTCGATGTTATCCCCCGTCCATTTGCCATCTTGAATTTCTCTCATATAGCGTTTTTCGTTCTTTCGCCTTTTGTTCTTTCGGTTTTTTATATACGACTTATGAAGGTCCGAAGTATCTTCATAAGTGTCATCCTTTTTCTTTTTGTCTTTTCTGCCCATCAGAATTCTTCTATGCACTCCATTAGGTTTTTTAATTTGTGTTTAATAAAATAATTGAAAAGGCGATTTCTCTTTCCTTTAATTGGTTCATTCCATCGCTTTTCAATTTTATCGTTAATCCAATCTGGCACTCTATCCAAATCAACGAGGGATTGGTTTCTTTTCCAGTTATCTTCTAGTCCTTTTGGAAGTTCACCAAACGCCAAATCTTCGTTGATGGTATCAAGTACTTTTTGGGTTAGTCTTTTTTGTCTTTTGTCTGGATTAATAAGCGTATCGTCATCTGATAGAATATTAGGAATACCATCAGAAGAATCGCCCTTTACAATATGATTAATTAAAAATTCTTTCGGATCAGAGCATACAACTTTAGCCTTATTCTTAGGACTATATTGTTTTACATTTTCGTAACGCTGTAGTTGTTGAAAATCTTTATCTGAAGACACAATCATAATGTCTTCAGTCTGATGATATTTCTTTGCAAGATAAGCAATGATATCATCTGCTTCTGCTCTGCCAACTCGCATTACTTTATAGGGGAAGTTGTCTTCTAATTCATCTCGAACAGTGGAAACAATATTCCAAAGATTCCTCCAGAGTTCTTTTTTCTCATCCTGTTTTAATCTTCTAGTTCCCTTGTACTGCGGGAACTTCTCTTTTCGCCAATAATCACCAGAATCAAAAACAAGAATTACATTTCCGTATTTTTTGAATTTGTTCTTATACATTCTTATTGAATTTAGTGTTAGGTGGCGAATAAGGTTTTCGTCTGCTTGAGCAATATCTTTGCTATATCCAAAAATATTACCCAAAATCACTTGACTCATATCTAATAGTATCATTTTAATGCCTGTAAAATTACGCAGTATTTGTTTATTCTTCCAGTCGGCACTTTCTCTTTTGTCTTGAGTGAGTTATACCGATTATTTATCTGACGAATACCCGAATTGTTACAATCTTTTACAATTTCGTGTGGTTTTCTTACAGTTCTTTCTCTTGATTTTTTGTCATCAAAGCCAACTATAGTTGTTCCTTTAACAGAAAGACCATCGACTAGTGGCGATGCTTCAAATATGGCAAGTTTCTTGTACTTGGTATTGAATACAATTACCTTATTTGCACCAATAATCTTTCTTGGGTCAATAGAAGAAACACCATACTCTTCTGATTTTTCACAATAATTTAATTTCTTAATTATCTTACCTGGCGCTTGACTCTTTTTTCTTCTTGGCTTTCGTACTGCCTTAGTGAGTTTAGAATGTTGTTTACAAGTAACAATAATTTCCTCAACCATATCTCTAAACCTTTTCAGTTGTGGTCTTGTGAGATAATCATAACCTTCAACAAGTTGGTCACAAACTTTATTATAGGTGTCATTAAGTTCTTGGAGAGTGGGTTCAAATGCTTCTGCAATCATAGAAGACTGAACTGCCTTTACCTTTTTTCCCTTTAACCAATTTGCAATATTGAAATTAGGCTTGTCTTTGATGTTGTCAAGAAAATTATCGGTTTCCAAATGCAACATTTCAAGATATTCCCCAACTTGATTTTTGATTCGGTCTTGAATAGAAACAAAAACCTTTACTGGTTTGTTTTCTTCTCTTTCTCTTTTTTTCTTTTTGCCTTCTGTGATAAGTTTTAAAATATAATCATTCATACTTTTCTGCCACTGTGGGGGAGCATCTGTATCCCCTTGTGTGCAGATTCTACAAGCAGGTGCTACCAAACCAAAATAAAAGGAACCGCCTCTTTGTGCGTTTTCGATATCTTCTTTTTCATACTTCTTCCACTTCATATAGTCCATTACCCACTTCTTTTCTTTCTTAGAAGAGGGGTGAATCATTGTGCGGTACTTATTTACACAACCGAAGAAAGTCCATTCGGCATCCTTTTCTTTGGGATTCCAAATAGGCTCGTCGTAACTAAGTTTTGTTCGCTTTGCCATAATAGAATTATATCATATTAAATTAGTGTGTCAAGAAGCAATCCATTCGGAGTAAACTTCTTTTATGTCTTCTTCTCCGCCCTCAACAGGCACACGATATACAATGTTCCTTCTGCCGAAGTTATTATTTTCTAGACACTTCATTCTTTCTTTCTTTGGTAAATCTCGTACTCGTTTAAGGTCGTCTTTTCTTCTATCTTCAATAACAGAAACTAGAAAATGATAATCATCTTCCCAGCCAATTGCATTATCATAATGAAATGATATTCTGTTGCCCAGTTCTTCATATGGCAATTCGAGTTTGTTAATAAATTTAAAAAATCGAACGCCTCTGTAT